TATGCAAAACTTTGTTGGTTGGGATTCTATACTTCATCCTAGATTTATGCAGACAGCTACTACAACTGGTAGACTATCCAGTAGAGACCCTAACTTTCAAAATCAACCACGTGCTAAAACTTTTCCGATTAGAAAAGTTATTAAATCTAGATTTAAGAATGGTAAAATTATGGAAGTGGACTTTGCACAATTAGAATTTAGAACTGCAGTATTTTTAGCACAAGATAAAAAAGGTATGGAAGACATTGCAAATGGTGTAGACGTACATCAGTTTACAGCAGATATAATAGGCTGTTCTAGACAAGATGCTAAGGCACATACATTTAAACCTTTGTATGGTGGTGTTAGTGGTACAGACGATGAAAAAAAATATTACGCAGAGTTCTTAACTAAATATAAACAAATAAAAGAATGGCACGATAAATTAGAATATGATGCCATAGCAACAAAAATTATTACCTTACCAACAGGTAGACAATATTCTTTTCCTGACGCAAAGCGTATGCCTTGGGGTAGTTCTAACTATTCTACACAGATAAAAAATTATCCTGTCCAAGGTTTCGCTACTGCAGATATAGTGCCTTTAGCTTGTATTAATGCTTATGAATTGATGCTAGAAAAAAAGGTAAAAAGTCTGTTAATTAATACGGTTCATGACAGTATAGTGGCAGATATATATCCGGGGGAAGAAGATATCATGGCAAAAATCTTAGCTGAATCTACGAGAGGTGTTAAAAATACTATGAAATCTATGTATAATATAGACTTCAATGTACCTTTAGACATAGAGGTAAAAGTAGGTTTAGATTGGCTTGACATGAATGAAATATCAGTGTAACTTATCCACAACTATAAATAATAAGGAGTTATTATTAATGATGACAAATGAAATATCAGTAAAACAAATGTCCGATGCTCAGATTATGGCAGCAATCGGTCAAACGGTCGACACTAATAGACCAATATTATCCCGATTACAAATAAATAGGGATGCAGAGGATGATGATAATAATAGATTACCAACAGGTCATTACTTTATTTATCATCCTGAACTAGAACAAAACATTTATGGTGAGACGGTAGAGTTTAGACCTTTCTATACTGCATACCAGTATATGGCGTATAATCCTGCTGAAAAAAAATATTCATCACGTTCAATAGTATTTAAAAATTGGAAAGAGGATATTATTGATAGCACAGGTGGTACACGATGTGGTAAATTACCTGAGGCACAAAAAGTTAATCTTACCCCTGCAGAATTAGAACTGCAGAAACAAATTAAATGTTATAAGATGACTTATGGTACGGTGTCATTCAAAGGTAAAAATGCAAAGGGTGAGGATGTAGATATAAAAGACTTCCCAGTCCTTTGGAGAAATACAGGCACTAACTATAATATTGTTAACGAAGCTTTTACTGGCTTAACTAACTTAGGTAAACCAATGTTTAAATATACTTTAACATTAGGAACTGAGAAAAGAAAAGCAGGTGCAGTTAGATTTTTTGTTTCTACTTATAAAATAAATAAAGACAAAGAGTTAGACTTTACTAAAGATGATGAAAAAACTTTAGAAAGTTTTTTAACTATAATTAATTCAGAAAACAAAAGTGTTAGTACATTACATGGTAAAGCTAACACACAAGCAGAATCGGATGGCAGTGACGCTAAGATTATTAGTCAACTTGCCCAGTAGTGCATCTACTATTAATAAAAATACAAGAACTGTTAGCCCGTTCAGGAAAAGAACGGGTTGACATAGACGATAAGATTATAGAAGAATTTGGGGAAGCTTGTAAACAAGCATTTAAAAAACAATTTACAGAAGAACGTGAAGAAAATTTTACAATAAGAATGTCCAGTATTGGCAAACCTCTTTGTCAATTACAAATGGAAAAACAAAATACATCATCAGAATCACCACCTTATAATTTTAAAATGAGAGTTTTATTTGGAGACTTGATAGAGGCATCTGCCATAGCTATTATGAAAGCAGCAGGTATAAAAATACAATCAGAACAACAAGAAGTTCATAATAAAATATCAGGTGTAAATATAAAAGGCACTTATGATGTTGAGATTGAAAATAAAATTTATGATATTAAAAGTGCATCACCTTGGGCTTATGATAATAAATTTTCTAAAGGATTTAATAATGTAAAAGAAGATGATAGCTTTGGCTATGTTGTTCAAGGTTCTTTATATTCTGACTCTTCGGGTAAACCTTTTGGTGGTTGGATTGTAATAAATAAATCTACAGGAGAGTGGCAAGTTGTAGAAACACCAACATACTCTGATGATTATAAAGTAAAAGCATTAGAGACAGCATCAGATAATATTGATGCTTTAGTAAATAACAAACCTTTTAAAAGATGTTTTGAGGATATTCCTGAAACATTTAATAAAGTAAGTACAGGAAATAGGGTGCTAAGTAGTATATGCTCTTTTTGTTCTTATAAAAAACCTTGTTGGGGAGATGAGTTAAAATATTTACCTCAACAACAATCAAAAGCAAAATCACCTAGATGGTTTTGGTATACTAAACTAGTTAATCCTAAGGAGGAAAAATCAGATGTCGAAGAATAAAGACTTATCTTCACGTGGACCAACAATATATGTTACACCTGTCCCTAGCAAAAAAGGTTCTTTCATGTGTAGTATTAGAAAAAATAAAAACCCATCCGAAGATGAAAAGACTTGTGAGATTATGGCTATGGGTATGATGAAGATGGCTTTAACTGACCCCGGTTATGTATATGACTTGGGATTAGAAGCTATAGAAGAAGAGGGTAGTATTCAGTACGAAGAACCTGTCTTAAAAGGTAAAGGTAATCGTGATGAAACTAACATAATTGATATATTAGATTATCTTAAATTTAAAAATGATGATGGTAAATTAAACTAATGAGTGATGATAATTTTAATAACTCTGATAATAATAGCATAAGAAAAAAGTTTGATTTAGATTTAAAATATGGAAAGATGCGTGAAAAGAAACTTCACGATAGATTTTTTAATAAAAAGTTTGAGATAAAATCTGAAAGAGATTGGTGGCAAAAGACTGGTAACATTGCTATTGAAACAGAATGTTATGATAAGCCAAGTGGGATATCAGTTACCGAAGCTGATTATTGGATGCATATATTAACAGACGGTGATGATGAATACTGTACCTTAGTGTTTAAAGTAAGCACTGTTAAAAAACTTGTTGAAAAGTATAAGAACAAAAGTATTTATGGTGGTGACCATAAAAAATCTAAATTTATTTTAGTTCCTTTAAAAGAATTGTTTGTGTTGGAGAACATAAAAAATGGATAAGATAAATCCAAGTTATTATAAAGCTAAGACTATAGAAACCATAGAAGCAATACGTTCTCAGTTAAGTACTGATGAGTTTCGTGGTTATTTAAAAGGTCAAATTTGGAAGTATCTATCTAGACATAGAGAAAAGAATGGTTTTGAAGATTTAAAAAAATCAAAGTGGTATATGGATTACTTAATAAAGTTCGAAGAAGAAATGGGTGAAGGGGATATAGTTAAAAATTAGGAGGAAACATGAAAACATACATGATAAACAGTGAAGAAGTACAATTTATATTGAGATACTTATTTACTAGACCATACGGTGAAGTTATAAAAATGATAGAAATACTAGGTCAGTTGAGGGAACTCGATGAAAAAGTTAATGCAGACTTCATCTCAAAAAAAACGAACAAGTAGTAACTTAGCTACTATTCGTGTAGGATTAGATAAAACTGGAGACATAAAATTAGATTTAGATTATATCAAACCTAATCTTTTCATAGAAACTTTTAAAAAGAAATTTCCTGATTATGAAAATTCAGTATTATTATCTTCTATTATTTACGATACTATTTTTGTGTATGAGGACTTATACGACAGGATTAGAAATACTATAAATATGAATTAGATATCTCTCATTTCCATGCTTAATGCTCTTGCCCTGTTGGGGGTTTGTCTATACCACCGACTCGAAAGCATCTCATTTGCTGCGTCAGGAAAATTATTCTCTTTTAAATACTTAATCATATTTTTAAATTTAGATACACCGGCAAAACCCATTTGAAAAATCATTTCACATAAGATACCTTTGGCTTTTGCAGGTATATCTAAATCATTTTCTACGCATAACTTTTCCATTAAGTTCCATGCTTTCTCAAAGTCTTGTTCAAATATTATATCCCACCCCTCTTTATCTTTAGGTGGTTCTTCACCGGGTAACATTTTATGCCCATAGCCCCCTGTTTTGAATCCAAGAGTATCTATATAGGTATCTAGCCTATAACCTTCGTGCTGTTTTATTCTTTCTTTTAATGCATCCTTAATTATATCTGACATTATTTCTCCTATAGCTTTAGCTAAACTATTTCTTTTTTGTAATAAGCCCCATAGCACCTTTAGCACCCTTAATACCAAAACTTGCTGAACAAGCTATATATAATAAATGTTTATAGTAATCAGGAAGTGAATGTAAGGCTTCAAATCCTGCTTTGATATGAGGTGTCCATCCGGGGATGAATACTAGCACCGCAGGAATTAATAGGGCTAGTAAAATTACCTCGTCTTTCCACGACCCTTTCATTTGGTCTACTGCTGATGCTTCCCACGCAACTTTACCTGCAATTTGCTGCTCCTTGAGCGACTTCTGTGCCTTAATTTCTGTTAACGCTAAATCAGCTTTTGCTTTTTTTGTTTCTACGAAACCCTTGACCGTATCCCCTATAATACTGGCAATAGGTCCTAACACCATGTTAAACATTTATGATTCCTCCTTATAGTTTGCTTCTACTTTTTGCAAACTCTCAACATAGTTTATCCATTCTTCAACAGTCCAACAAACCGTTTCACTATATAGTATTTGTTTTTTATTAAACTGTAGTCGTAATGTGTCTTCTAAATATTCCCTTTGCTTTTCTTTGTAGTCTAAACAAGATACTTCATTAGTAAATTCTACATACTGATAACGAAAAACTCTTGGCTCTTCCTCTCCTCCAAACAGTACAAATAAAATTAATAAATAATTAATCACTAACGTAAATCAAAAGCTTCATTAGCAATTATGTCACCTAACAACATCTTATCTCTTGTTACTTCCCCTTTTAAATTTTTTGATATTATATCTTTCGATAAATCTTCTATTTTATTATAAACTTTTCTATATATTCTATCTCCATTGTATCCTTGACCTACCATGTAATCTACATACAATCTAGGCAATTCTCTTGTTTTTAAATACGCTATTGCTGCAAACTCTGTAAAGTCGTCTTCTTTAATTTGTTTTTTATTTTTAATTTTAGTTAAATGCCATGTTACTTTGTTTATATAAGCTTCTTTTAATGAATAAGAAGAAAATAATCTTGCATACCAATCATTTAAATCACGATTTATTTTAGACCTTACTTTGTCACCTGCCCCGACAATAACAACTCTATTTTCTCCAGTTTGAGAATCTACTAAATATTCAACTATACTTTCACCCTCTAATTCAGCGTTGAAATATGCTTCAAGAAAAGGTTTAAATATGTTTGGGGCAAAAGAATTATAAAATAATAATCTATCTGCAGAGCTATCAATACCTTCTAAATATTTATACATATAATTTTTAGTTGCAGTTCCTACGTTTAAAAATAATTGTATACCCGGTGGCATAGTAAAAATAGCATCTAAACCTATTGCTGCCGGAGCTGAAAGAGTAGCAGTTAAATCTTGTCCTGTTACATAAGAAGGTCCTCCAAACAGTAAAAATGGATGTAAATTATTACCATATAACCACTCTGAAAATGTTGGTATTTTTTGGTCTCTTGCCATTAATCCTGTTTTTCTCATTAAAGCACCTGCTGTTTTATCTAATTGACTAAGTAAAAAATCAGCTACTTCTACACCTATAGTTCCGTAAAGTCCTGCAGTAAATACCATACTAGTAACAAAAGAAGCTGTAGGTGCAAAGTCTCCTGTTTGTTGTGTTGTCCTTACGTGTTCTACCATTTGTGCTAAATAGTTGTGTTGAAATGTTTTAAATAATCCAAAAGTTTTACCTGCTGTTCTTCCTAAAAATCCTGAAGAACCATATAACATAGGTCTTTGAGTAGCGTTGTACTCAACCATATATGTATCTGCTAGTTGCCATGCTCTATCTCTAGCATTTTTATGGTTCATACCACCTTCTCTAAGAGAATGATAAAACATCAAAGTTGCGTTCATACGTGAGAATTGTTCTAGTCTAGCAGAAAAACCTTTACCCGTTGCAGCATCTAAAAATTTTTGCATACCTGAAAAAGTTTTACCTCGTATAGCTGACTTAAATTCGTCTATAAAAGCAGCACTTATTGCTCTGTTTTTAACTGCTGTTTGTATTACTTCTTTTGCTTCTTTTGATGGATTGATTAAATCTTTTTGTGATTTAAAAAATGATGTCATGACACTACCACCTTCGCCTATTGCTTGAAATCTTGAAAGTTGTGGTAATATCATTTGATAAGGTTGAATAATCTGTGATTGTGCAAACCTCATGTTAAACATTAACAATCTAGTTGTTAGTGTAAAAGAGTTGATACTATTAACAAATTTATCTAATCCATTAGCACCTAAAAATCTACTAAAAGTATTTTCTAGTCCCCTGTCAAGAGGATGACTTTTTGCTTCACCTTTTCTTAAAGATGCAAAGTCACCACTAAAAACAGCACTGTAATATCTATTTAAAAAATTAATAGTGTTTTGATAATACTTACTTAATTGAGGGTCCATTGTTAATGTTTTTAATTCCCTTCTTAATTTTATTTGATGACCTGCTCTAACTGCACCTTGTATATAAGCTATATAACCTTTTACAAAATCAGATGTATTCTTCATTCTTGCTATTCCCTCAGGGACACCTAAGTCTTTATATATCTTAGTACTGCCACCTAGATATCCATCTACAAATTTTTGTTTACGTGGCATACTATGAATATTAAAACCTGTTTTTATATAATTAGCTTCAAATGCATCTCTAACTTCTTTAGCTAATTTTTTATTATTACGTAAAAAATTCATTGTTTCTGCAAAAACATTAACTTGCATATCACCTGTTCTTTGTGCTGCATCCACTTCTGTTTTTACTCCATCTAATTTCTTTTCTAATACTAATTGTAATACTTTAGCTCTACCTTTAGTTTTAGCAGGTAAAACTGCTACTAATTCATTATTTGATTTTTTTCTAACAAATATTCTAAAATCAGCCATCCATATATGTGGAAAATATGAAGGTAATTCTTTTATTGGTTTAAACTGAGAGCCGCCATACTTTATACCCATTTCATTATAAAAATTTAAAGTATCTCTTAATCCTTTTCTTAATGTTTTATAAACTAAAACTTGATTATCATTAAATTTAAATTCTTTTTTTAATGCATTAACAGTTACATCACCTTCAGATTTTTTAAATAATTGTTTATTTTTTTTATTTTTTGTTGCAAACTTTTCTATAGCAGGTAATTTTTCAACGACACTATTTAAATATTTAGAATTAGTTTCTAGTATTGCTTCTATTGAATTTGGGTCTTTACCTGTTTTAGCATATTGACTAGCAGGTAGTAATGATATTTGTTTACCTGATTTAGGTGTCAAACCTTTAATTATATTTATAAAATAAGGGTCTGCTTTATTAAACGTAGGATTACGTAATAAT